CGTGATGAACGTGCGCGTGGTGAAGGAAGCCGCGCGCCTCTCGGTGTCGATCCTGCAGGACTACCTCAACAGCTCGGTGCGCACGATCGCTGGCGGGAAGATCGACCCGCGCGACGCCGACGCGATCGACGGGCGCGTGACCGCAGCGCTGGCGCAGGACCTCGTGGCGTCGGGCCTCACGTCGGCCGTGAGCGCTCAGGTCGACCGCAACAACAACGTGCTCAGCTCGTCGCAGTTGAATTTCAAGGTGCGCGTGCAGCCGCTCGGGTATGCCACGCTGATCGACATCGACCTCTCCCTCTCGGCGCAGGTGGCGTGACATGGCGACGATCAACAACCGCGAATTTGACTGGAGTTCCATCGAGGTCCGCACCGACGGCGACGAGCCGCTGGTCGCGATCACCGCGATCGCGTTCTCTTGGACCGTCGAGCGCACGCTCGTGCAGGGCGCCGGGCGCCGGCCGCTGGGGATGACCCGCGGGCGCTTCGTGCCGGGCGATGCGAGCATCACGCTCCACCGCAGCGCGTACGACGCCCTCGCTGCCAGCGCGGGCTGGTGTGATCGCGATCGCGTGGTCGTGATCCAGTACACCGACAGCGTGCTGGGCACTCGTCGCGAGGTGCTCTCGGGCGTGCGCTTCTCCGGTGCGCAGGGCGGCGGCGAGCAGGGTACCGACGCGCTGACCGTGCAGGTGAGCTTTCAGTACCGCGGTCTGACGATCAACGGCGCGTCGCCGATTGACGACCAGAGCATCTCGCGACAGGTGGTGTGATGGCCCTCGCGCCCGACGCGATCAAGGCGCTTGAAGCGCAGCACGGCCCGCTGCTGGTGATCGACGTCGCCAGCGAGGCCGACGGCCGCGAGCTCACGCTCGCCTTCAGGGCTGCGACGAGCGCGCACTGGCGTCGACTGAGCGCGGCCGACAAGCGGCTGATTGCTGGCGACGACAGCGCGGCCTCGGCGCCCGAGCTGATCGCGCGAGAGCTCCTCGTGCACCCCGATCGCACGGCCTTCGACGCGCTGCGGGACGATGCGCCGTGGATCGCAGAGCAGGCCGGCCGCGAGCTCGTCGGCCGCTTCGCCCGGAGGTATCGCGCCGCAGTGGGGGAATCTTGACCCTGCGGGACGAGACACGCACGGACCTGTGGACTGCAGCGTCGTGCATGCTCGCTCTCGCAGGGCACGACCCTGACGACCTCGATCCGCACCGACGCGCGGGCGCGCTGCTCGTGGCCGAGGCGCTGCACATTCACCGAATCGTGAACACGAAGGCGTAGCGTGGCCGAGACACTCACATGGCGCTTTGAGGCGAAGGACCTGATGTCGGGTCCGCTCGGTCGCGCCGAGGACTCGGTCGAGTCGCTGAACCGCAAGCTCTCGCAGGGCGCGGGATCGGTCCGGGGGCTCGACACCTCGTCGCAGCGCCTGGGCGGCACGCTGGGTCAGGTGGCTGGCGTGCTCGGCCAGGTGGGATCGCTCGCGGCTGGGATCACGGCAGCAGCGGCCGGAATGGCCGTGGCTTTCGCAGCGGTCAGCGCGAACATCATCCGCTCGGTGGCGGACATGGTGCGCTTTCGCGAGTCGGCCGTGACGACGCTCGGCGTGCTCATGGGCGGCCAGGGGCGCGCGGGGATCAGCGCGATCGGTGGCGCAGCCTTCCGACAGACGCAGGCGATCGCGCGCATTGCGCCGGGTCGCGCGAGCGACATCATGGCCGCGCGGCAGCAGGCGATCACGGCGGGCTTTCGCGGCGCCGAGGAGCAGCGCGTGCTCGCGGCGGGGCTCGACGTGGGGGCGCTGCAGTCCGGCGACGCGACGGCGCAGGGGCGATTCGTCCGCGCGCTCGGCCAGATCCGAGGCCGCGGGGCGCTGCAGGCCGAGGAGCTGAATCAGATCTCGGAGGTCGGTATCAGTCGCGCGGAGATCCTGCGGGCAGTCGCGCGCCAGCGTGGGATTGGCGGCACCGAGGCCGAGCAGACGGCGCAGGTCTCCTCGCTCATGCAGCGCGGGCAGATCACGGGGACCGAGGGCGTGAACGCGGTGCTGTCGGCCGTGCAGGCGACAACGCGGTCGCAGCTCGGCGGCTTCGCGGTAGCGCAAGGCGCGGGTCTCGCGGGCTCGATCAGCAACGCCGAGGAGGCGCTGCAGAACCTCATCACCGGGATCAGCGGCCTGGAGCAGCTGCCCGGCGTGCAGGCCTTCGCGAGGAGCATTGCTGCGATCGGTGACGCATTCGGTGGCGCGTCGGCCGCAGGGCTCCAGCTGCAGACCGTCGTGGCGGGGCTGATCAATCGGGCTGGCGCAGCGATCGGCGGGATACTCACCCCGGAGCGGATCGAGGGATTCGTCGGCACCCTCGCCACCGTGCTACCGCCGCTCATCGATACGATCGCGCGAGTCGGTGGTGCATTCATCCAGGGTCTCGGGCAGGGCCTCGGCCCGCTGATCCGAGATCTGCAGGGCACGAGCCAGGCAGACCTCAATCGCTGGTCCGAGTGGGCGATCACCTTCGGGCGAAACCTGGGCGTCGTCGTGGGATTCGCAGCGCAGTTGACGGCCGCATTCGCTACTCTCGGCGTGCTCCTGACGAACGTCGCGGGGTTCGCGATTCAGGCGTACAACGCCTGGCAGGGCATCGGCACGTCGATCGTCGACGGGATCGTCGCCGGGATCAGGGGTGCTGCTGGACGTGTCACGGAGGCCGTGCAGGGGATGGCCTCGGGCGCCGTGAATTCCGCAAGAGAGTTCCTGGGCATCCGCTCGCCCTCGAGGGTCTTCGCAGAGCTCGGCGACCAGACGGCGGCGGGCTTCGCGGTCGGCGTCGAGCGTGGCACTGGCGACGCCCAGGGTGCCGTGCAGAGCCTCGTGGCGCCTCCTGCCCTAGGCGCTGGCGGCGCTGGCGCTGGCGCGCCTCTGGCGGGGCGCGCCGGCGTCTTTCAGATCTTCGTCGACGGCGCGGGTCGCGAGGCTGCCGCGATCGTCGACGAGATCGAGCAGCGCGTCGGCGTGACCTTCGACCGGCTGGCCCTCTCGGGCGGGAGCGTCTGATGGCCCTCGAGATCCCCGAATTCGCGGGCACCGCATGGGACGAGATCACGCTGGGAGGTGTGCATTTCGGCGGTCTCGCGGCCGTGTCTGGCGATGCCTTCAAGCGCAAGATCGACGCCCGTCGCGCCGCCGGTCAGGACGGGGCGCGCATCGTCGATAGGGGCTACGACCTCGTGGATCTCACGATCACGCTGACTGCATGGGAGCCCGAGCATGCCGCCCAGCTGCAACGCCTCGTGGCCCTGCTGGCGCCTCGCGGGACGCGCGGCCGAGGCCTTGCGGTCGAGGTCCAGCACCCCGCGCTCGCCTTCGCGGGAATCAGTCGGATCTACGTGACCGGCGCGTCGCTGCCGTCGCCGTCGGGCGGCACGCTCACCTGGACGATCAAGGCAAGCGAATTTCGTGACCCGCCACCGGCGCGGCAGGGGCGCGCCGCCACGCGCACGGCGCAGGCCGCGCCGCAGACCTCGACCGCCACGGACCTCGACCCGCGGCTGCAGCAGGTGATCGCGCAGAACCCGATCCCGGCGCCGTCGCAGGCCGGCGCGGCGGCGCCTCCCGCGCGGGGTGGGTGACCCGTGGCCGAGGTGACCGTCGGCGGCCTGCGCTGCGTGCTCTGCGCCCTCACGGTGCCGCGCATCGGCGCGTGGGTGGCCGACGTCGACCTCGACTCGGATGCGACGCCGTCGGGGCGCGTGGTGCTCTCAATCGACGGCGTCGAGCGCGTCGGCGCCGTCGTGCGCGGCGCTGTCGCCTCGGGCTCGTGGCGCGGTCGCCTGGTGGGCGGCGCTGGCGGTCTCGCGCGGGTGCTGGACGCCGTGGCCCTGCGGGGCTCGACGCTGGCCGACGTGCTGGCCGACGTGCTGCGTGCGTCGGGTGAGACACCCTCGACGACGAGCTCGGGGCTGGAGCGCGTCGCGCCCTTGTGGGCTCGCATCGCAGGACCGGCCTCCACGGCCGTGGCCGACGTCGCGCGCGCGGCTGGCGTCTCGTGGCGCGTGCTGGCGGACGGGAGCGTGCGCGTCGGTGCCGAGACGTGGGCCGAGCAGCGCCCCTCGGGGCCCGTCGACGTGCTCGAGGAGCTGCCGGAGTCAGGGCGCCTGGTGCTCGGGGGCGACGTGCTGGGGATCGACGTCGGACGCACGCTGGTCCTGCCGGGGCGTGCGCCCGTGCGCGTCGAGCAGTTGGAGATCCGTGCGACGCCCCGGGAGCTCCGCGCGACCGTGACGGCCGAGGGCACGACGGGCCTTGGCCCCGTGGTGGACGCGGTGATTCGACGAGCGCTCAGGCGCGTGGACTACCTGGCGCTGTACCCGGCGCGGGTGGTGAGCCAGAGCGGGCAGCTGCTCGACCTGATCCCCGACGATCCGAGGGTGCCCTCGATCAGTGGGGTGCCGATGCGCCACGGCCTGCCCGGCGCGTCGGTGACCGTGCCGATCGGCACGCGCGTGGTGCTCGGCTTCGACGCGGGTGATCCCGCGCGGCCGGTCGCGGCGCTCTGGGAGGCTGGCGGCACCGCGACGCAGATTGCAATCAATGGCTCGTCGACGAAGGCCGCGCGCGACGGCGAGGCCGTGAACGCCAGCGCGGCGCTCTCCGCGTGGTTCACGCAGGTGCAGCTCGCGACCGGCGTGGCCCCGCCCTCGGGCGCCATCGGCGCGGTGTCGGGCGGCTCCGACGTGGTGAGGATCCCGTGACAGACTTCGGCACCGATATCGCGACGCCCGACGCGGCAGACCTCGACCCCTATTTCTCTCCCGTGTCTGGCGTGCGCGGGCTCGGCCAGGCGCTCGGGCGGCGGCTGATCACGCCCCGCGGGACGCTCCTCGACGATCCGAGCTACGGCTTCGACGTGCGCAGTGCCATCAACAGTTCCCTCACGCCGACGCAGACCGCGGCGCTGGAGCTGTCGATCGCGACCGAGCTCGTGGCCGACGAGCGCGTCGAGACGGCCGACGTGTCGGTGGCCTTCGCACCCGGGTCGTCCCGCCTGACGATTCGTGCGATAGTCCAGACCGCCGACGGGCCTTTCCGGCTCGTGCTCGCTGTCGGCAGCGTGACCACCGAGATCCTCGCCGCGGAGCCCCTGTGACGACCACCTACGCCGCGCTGCAGACCGAGACGACGAGCGATCAGTACCTCTCGACGATCCTCTCGAGCCTCGCCGCGCAGGGGTTCCCCGTCACCGCATGGCAGCCGGGCAACGCCGGTCGCAGCCTCGCGCGAGCCGACGCCGAGTCGCTGGCGGACCTCCGCAGCGTGGTCGCGGAGATCGTCCGCGGGGGCTATCTCGACACCGCGACGGGCGACTGGCTCGACCTCGTGGCCCAGGGGCTTTTCGACCTCCCGCGCGTCGCGGCGACCTTCGCGGTGGGCAACGTCACGCTGACCTGCAGCGCAGCTGCGGGGCCTTACACGATCGGCCCCGGGGCGCTCGTCGTCACCGATGGGACGCGGCGCTGGCGGTCGACGAACACGGCCACGCTGACCCTCACCACGAGCGGCACGCTGAGCGTCCAGGTGCGCGCCGAGACCCCGGGCACCAGCGCGAACATCTCGGGGTCGCTCCTGCTGTCGTCGCCGCTATCGCCTGCGCTGGCTGGCGTGACGGTCAGCGCCGCGGTGTCGTGGATCACCGCGGCCGCTGTCGACGCCGAGACTGACGCGGCGCTGCGCGCGCGCTGTCGACTGCGCTGGTCGACGCTCGGGCGCGGGGCGAACCTCAGCGCCTATCAGTACAACGCGCTCGCGGCCGGCGTCGCTGGGATCACGCGCGTGCAGGTCCTCTCGGGGCCTGGCAACGGTGAGGTGACGATCTACGTGGCGCAGGCCTCGGGCACGGCGACGGCGGGACAGGTCGCGGCCGTACAGAGCGCGCTCGACGTCGTCAAGCCCGTCACCGACACTGCCATCGTGACCGCTGCAACGGCCGTCGTGATCGCCGTTACGGCCACGGTCTACGTCGCGGCGGCCAGCGACTCGACGCCGAATCGCACGCTGGCCACCGACGCGATCAGCGCGTACGTCAACGGCCTCGGGCTGGGGTCTGCGACCGTCGACACCGCGCGCATCGGCGCGTCGATCTACGCGGCCGCGGGCATCCAGGACGTCGACCTCGTGGCACCGGCAGCCGACGTGTCGATCGCTGCAGGGCAGGTCGCGACCGTGGGCGCCGTGACCCTCACGTGGGTGACCGTGTGAGTACCTATCTCGCGTGGCAGCCGACGCTGCAGCCCGCTGGCCTGCGCGGGCAGTGGGGCGAGCGCTGGGGCGCCGTGCTCGGCGCCGAGAAGGACGCGCTTCTCGGCCTCGCGAAAGACGCCGTGCTCGCGCGCTTCCTGCCCACGGCGCCGAGCGACGCGCTCAGTCTGCTCGGTGCCGATCGCCAGATCGGCCGCGAGTCTCCCGACACCGAGTCTACCTATCGCGCTCGTCTCGCTGGCGCGTGGGAGTCGTGGGCGTGGGTGGGCACGCGATACGGGATCGCGCTCGGCGTCGGCCTGCTGGGCGAGGGCTACCCGGCCGTGATCCCCTACCGAGAGCTCCCCTGGGATTCGGCTACCGATCGCTGGGCGCGGATCCGAATCCTGTTCACGGGCTTCGCCGGGTGGACGGGCGAGCCCTTCGGCGGCGCGTGGTCGTGGGGATCGCGCCTGCAGCAGCCTATTGAGTCGGAAACGCCCGCGACGATTCGGCCCGTGCTGCGGCGAGTCCTGCGGCAATGGATCAACGCCCGCGACCGGGTCTTTTCGGTCACGATCGCGCGGGGCGCGGCGGTCTGGGGGCTTTTTTTGTGGGGCTCTGACACGTGGTCCGTGAAGCCTGTTGACGAATGGTCCGCGCCTCTCTTCGGAGAGGACGACACGATCTGGGGCGCCGTCGCTTTCGGCGTCTTCTGCTGATAAGAGAGGTCACATGACTGCGACGATCACACCGACTGCGAAGCACACCGGGGCGACCATCACGCGACCCGTCGACGGCGAGGGTGCCTATATGGACGGCGGCACGGCCCCCCTTGCGCCGATCCTGCAGACGCTCGCTGACCGTGCGCAGTACGCCCGCGGCAGCACCTGGGGGACGCTGATCGGAGGCGACGAATTCAGCGTCGACAGCGGCGGCACGAGCACCGTGTTCACGGCGCGGGTCAACGCTTTCGAGGCGATCACCATTCGCGACAGCACCGGCGTGTTCTGGCCGCTTTTCACAACGGGCGACACGACGTGGTCGCTGGCCGACGTCGAGGGCTCGCCCGCGAATCTCTCGAACGCTACGTGGTATTACTGCTATCTCGGCGTGAGCACCGCTGGTGTGCTCACGAAGCAGATCAGCACGACGGCGCCGGGCGCATCGCGCAAGTGGAAGTCCACGTCGATCGATCAACAGCGCTACATCGGGTGCTTTTACACCACCGGCGCGGGCGCGCCGGTCCCGCTGCGCGCACTGCGCGGGCGGTATTTCTATCGCTACTCGGCGTCTAACGGCCACGGCAGCCCGGCGGCGTCGTACCTCGTCGCGCAGGCCTTCACCGACCTGGTCTTGACCGCGTATCTTCCGCCGCACGCGCGGATCGCGCACATGCACTATCAAATCATCAACGAAGACACGACATCGGGCGACGAGGTCGCCAGCGCGATCCGCACCAACGGGGAGACCTCGTCGTCGCTGTCGGTGACGGTGCCGCACGCTCAAGCCGGGGGGCTCGACAACGCATCGCGCGAGCACGTATTTTTCGAGATCGAGACTGACTCCTCGCAGCGCGTCGAGGTCGAGGTCTCGGGGTCTTCCACCAGCTTCGCGGTCAACCTGTACGTTCGTGGCTTTTCGGAGTGAGGTGAGACGTGGCGACCATTCCGACTTTCGAAGCTCTCCGGTCAAGCTCTGTCACGGCCCTCGCAGCGGGTGTCGCGACCGATGTGGATATCGCCACGGGTGGCGCTAAGGCGCTGACCGTGTCGATCCTCAACAGCGGTGCGAATCCGATCACGGCGTTATCCGTCGCGACGATCCCGGTGGCGCTCGCCGGCAACGCCCGTGCGATCACGACGGGCATCCCGCTGGCGGCTGCCGGGCGTCTCACGATCACGCTCGTCGACGAGCCCTGCACGACGCTCAGACTGACGCTCACCAGCGCGGTGGGATCGAGCGCGACGATCGAGGCGGTCGGCCAATGATCTTCGTCAACGGCGAGAACATCTCCGACGGCGGCGCGTCCCTCCCCGACACGCCCGCGAGCGTGCTGCTCGACGTGGCCGCCCCCTCGACCATCGTGGCCCTCGACGCAGACGGCGAGGGCACCGCGCTGAGCTACGCGGCGGTGCTCGCGGCCATCGGGGCAACCCCCGGCGCGACGATCGTCGACCCGCTCTCGGGCACGGGGTGGACGACCACGCCCGCGAGCGGTGTCACGGTCACGTGGTCGGCGGGCGCGTCGCTCACGCTCGCCGCGGCCGCTGGCACCACCGGCATCGGCTTCGTGACGCGCGATGCGACGCCCCTCGGTGCGTCGTCGACCTCGTGGGAGATCGCCGTGCGCCTCGACGTGACCGCGGGCGACGGAATGGGGGCGCCCCGCGGATTCTTCTTGATGGGGTTTTACGTCAACGCCAGCAACTACTCGCTGTCGACGCTGCGTTCCGACCGGAACGTCGGGATGTTCACGAACGTCGCCGGCTCGACGACGAACGTGGGCGAGGCCTCGGGGCCGTCGAGCGGCGACCTCACGGGTGGGCAGTTCTGGCTGCGGCATTCGCGCGCGCAGAACGGGCAGTTCATCTCGTGGTGGGGTGTCGGCACGGGTGGCGCGCTCCCGACCGTGTGGCGCCAACTCTACACGGTCACCAACACGTCTCTGATGACGGCGCTCCCGACGACGACGACGATCTACGTCGGCTCCGGTGCCTACGGCGAGGGCGCAATCGGGAGCCCGTGGACCGTCGAGGTCCTCGCGATCCGCATGACCTCCGTGGGATCGCTGTGAGGCCCGTGCTCGCCGCGGTGCTCTGGCTCTGCGTGCGCGTGCTCGTGCGCGTCGAGGGGCCGCACCTCGCACGGGGGCTGTGATGCACCCGGCGCTGCAGATCGCCCTCGGGGTCGCGTCCCTCGTGGTGGTGCTCTCGCAGATCGTCGCGCGGTGGGGCGGGCGTGCGCAGCGGCAGGAGAGCGACGGGCGCGTGCTCGAGCGCGTCGAGGGCGCGGCGCAGTCCCAGGCGGTGACCGGCGCCACGCTGGCGTCGTCGCTCGGCGCTCTCGCCGACGCGGTCAGCAAGGTCGATAAAAAGCTCGACAAGCTTACCGAAGATCACCACGAGACGCGTGAGACCAGCGTGCGTCACGAGGCCGAGCGCGCCGCGGACCGCGACCGCATCGCGCGTCTCGAAGCCGACAACGCATCGCTGCGCGCCGAGCTGCGCGCGGTGGACGATCGGCAGACCGCGCGCAGCCACCAGCTCCGCAACGACCTGCACGGCCCCACCGCGGTCTCCGAGGTCGTGGCCGCGATCAAGTCACAGTCCGAAGCCACTGCGCGCGCCGCCGACGCGATGGCCGCGATCGCGGCGAGGCTCCCCAAGGGCCGCGCGTGACCTGCGTGCTCCTCGTCGAAGACTCGCCCGTCGCCGTCGCGTGGGTCGAGCAGGCCCTGCCGGGCGACGAGGTCATGCACGTCCCGACCCTCGCGCGCGGCATCGCGCTGCTCGCGGATGCGCGCTTCGACGTGGTCATCACCGACGTGCGCGGCGTGACCGATCACCCCGCGATGCTCGCGGTGACCAACCTGCGCACGGCGCTCGACCGCGCAGGCTCGGAGCACGTCGCGATCCTGCTCACATCGGGCGTCGACCCCTTCGTGCTGCACGGCATCGCGGGCTCCGTGCGCAACACCCACGCGCTCCCCAAGCCCTTCGCCCGCAACGACCTGCGCGCTCTCGTGGCGCGCGTGACCGGAGTGACCACATGACCTTGCAAGAGATCAACAACGTGGTGGGCGTGGTGCTCACCGTCTTCGGCGTGATCGGGACGCTCGCGCGAGCGATCCCCGCGCCGACGTGGGAAGCCATCGAGCGCAAGCTCCCGCGCGTCGCGAACACGTTCCGCGCCATGCGCGCGGCAGGCCCCGACGTGGTGAAGTTCGCGCGCGCAGTGTGGGCCATCGTGCGCGGCACGCCGTGGGGGCAGCGCATCGCCCCGGTGGTGGACGCCGTCGACCGCGCGCTCCCCCGCGACACCGTGGCGCCGCCCCCCGCGGGAGGTGCGTCGTGATGCACCGCGACTCCGTCCCCCGCGCCGCACTGCGGCTCTGCCTCGTCGTGCTGATCGCGCTCGGTGCGGGCGTCGTGGCGAGCGGGTGTCCGCGCCCGCGCGACTGCACCCCGGCGTCGCAGCGGTGCGAGGGCGACACGCCCGTGGTCTGCGACGGCGAGGGCCGCTCGTGGCGCGCGTCGGGCAACCCCGTCGTGACCTGCGCCCAGGTCGGCGGCGTCTGCACCGTGCGCGATGGCCGCGCCTACTGCGGGCGCGCTGACGCTGGCGTCGCCGCGGACGGAGGTGCGCTGTGACCGCCGTGATCCTGCCCTCGCACGCTCACGCCCTGCGCCGCGCCATCGAGGCCACGGGCGTCAACGTCGTCACCCCCGACAGCCCCGACCGCGCCCTCGTGCTCGACGTGCTCTCGCTCGCG